GTCGGTATCGAGAAAATGACATAGGGAGTGGAAACTGCAGGAAGTCCGTCGCTGCCTAGCGGCACCACATACGGATAAACCCGCCCGTCTGCCAGCGTCGACAGCAGGTCATAGAGATCATCCTCTGTCATTTTGATAACACCTCATCGATAGCCTGATTCATCCGCTGCATCGCCACCTGCGTAGCTTCTTCCATGCGGGTATCAAAAGCTGGGCGAACAAACGGATGTGCAGGCGCTGTAGATGTTCCCAACTCCACGAAGCGCCAGTAAAACGCATTCCGCTTGTTGCTGGCCTTCATTGTATTGTCGCTGTTCCCCGTTCGCGGGTTAACGCCACGAATATGCACCCCAGATGAAATTTCACCGCGACGGCGACTTTTCTGGGTGACGACAACAACGTTTTTCTTCAGTTTTCCGGATTTCTCAGGAGCGCGATCAATCACCTCCTCGCGGAGCAATTCGGCACCAGCACGGGTCGACTCCCGGAGAACTTTATTATTTTCGGCCTTGCTGAGCGTTTGCAGATCGCGGGCAATATCCTGCAACCCGGAAAAATCCAGATTCACATCAATCATTTTTCGGTCCCCTGTTTGCAGAGAATTTCCAGCCGGGTACCTTTTATATCCGGAACCGGAGGCCCAGTGACATTCAGTACCGCATCTTTGTATGGGCCATTCAGTACTTTCAAACGGGAAGAAGCTGAGATGTCTGTACGAAAACGCACCCAGACGCGAATGGTGGCATCAGCACGCTCAACGCCAGCGGCTAGCAGCTCCCTACCGCTGATCCCTTTAACCTCGGCCCAGATAGTTTTTCCATCAGTCCAGCTTTCTACCGGCTGGCCGGAAGGTGTTTTTGATATTGTGAAGTTCTGAATAGTGACGCGATGCCGTAATCGTCCTGCCTGCATAATTCCTCCTAGAGCGGAATATAGCGGTACGGCTCTATCAGTGATGTAAAGCCAAATGGGATGCTGGTTTTTGCTGCGTCTGACGACTCTTCTCTGTTTTCATACCAGTGCCCGACAAGCAGCATCAACGCCAGGAGAATGTCGTCAGCAATCACCAGCCCGTCAGGATCAGTTTCCGGCACTTCGTCTTCATAAAGATGGCGGTTGATGAAGTTCTCCGCCTTTCGGCGCGCAGCACCATAATAGAGCGTAAGCACCTCATCTTCCGTGGTGTCGTCGATATCAATCCGGCACTGAGCCCGTAACTTCTCAATCGTTGTGCTCATATATTTTCCCTGGCCCGCAGCGAACTGCGGGCATAAAAAAACCGCCGGAGCGGTGGAGGTTGAAGCTGATTGTTGCCTTAGCCGCCAGATGCCGGTTTACCCACCAGCGCCTTAATCGCGCCAGTATCTTCCAGTACGCAGTCGAAGCGGTGGAAGGCCAGGAAGCCAGTCTGATCGTACTCTGCGTAGCGCTCAACCAGCCGTTTCAGCGTCATGTAAGTGACGCGACGAACGATAAAGCGGTTAAAATCGCCGAAGTAGGCAAATTTGGCACCAGCCGCGATATCAGGAATAGCCTGGTCAACGACATACGGCACCTGCAGAACAGTGGCAGGTGCGCCACCAATAATGTTCGGTAACCAGAGCGGGCGGCCCTGTCCGTCCTCCATTTCCTCCACCAGCTGCAACGTTGCATCGTTAAAGGCCCAGCGCACCTTTGGACCGTTACGGTATGCCGGGTCGACAGAGTGCTTCAGTGCGTTCAGCTCTTTCCAGGTAAAGGTGGTCGCTGCTGCGGTATTTTTGGTGCCAGTTACCGACGCAGCCAACCCTTTAGGCTGCAGCGGGGTGCCGGTGCCGGTCCCTAATACCAGATACTTCGCTTCACCACGTCCGATGCGAGTGGCGATACGCGCGGCCAGGAACGCCTCGATATCTACGCCGCTGTCCTGGAGCAGTTCATTGGATACGCGAATGATTTTAGAGGACAGTTTTTTAGCCCCCAGCGTTGCACCGCCGAAAGACACGTCTTCTTCACTGGTTTCAGTGTTTTCGCCCAGCAGTTCACCTTCTTCAGTAGTACCGTCAGAGGTTGCCCAGTCAATGTCCTGGCCGTTGGCGGTATTCAGAATTTGCGCCACACTGGCAATTCCACCGTAATCTTTCAGTGCTTCGACGATCTTATTTCGGAACTGGGTTGGTACGGTGTAACCCCCTTTTTCATCCGGCGTCGTGCCCTGAGCACGCAGCTCCTTTAAAGCCTGGCGTTCTTCAGCGCTCATCTCGCCAAGACCACGGCGCAAAAACGCATTAAACGCCGCGGCACGGCGTTCGTTAGCCTGTGCTTCCGGGTTTGCTGAATCACGATTCTGCTGCTGGCGCTGTTCCGGCTCGTTTTCGTGGATATAGTCCTGATCCTGGCGGCGCAGTTCCTCTTCGCGTGCAATACGCTCATCAAGAGCGTCAAGCTCCGATTTTGCAGCGTTCCACTGAGTACGCTGCTCATCGGTCCAGGGTGTATCGCCAATTTTGTCATGCAGGGCACGCATATCTTTGGCGATGATGTTACGTTTTTGCTTCATTTCATGCAGTTTCATGATTTTTCCTTACGCGTTAAGAAGGGTCAGCAGGCGCTCACGCGCCATTCGTTGATTAATGGCGTTCTTTAGCGCACCGCTGTCGCGCGCCTCCTGCCAGGCTTTCATCGATCGGACGCCGGAGTCGGCCTCCTGATATGCGGGATAAGTCACCGGACTGACATCAAACAGCCGGGAAAACTTCGTTATTTCACGAATAACGATCCCTTCATCGTCCTGGTACCAATTTTCACCGTCATGGGATACCCGGAAGGCAAAAGATGACTGGTTAATGTCACCGCGCATCATCGGCGCCAGCACCAGATCGCGGATAGTTTGCGTATCCGGCGCTGTAATGTCGTAACGCAGGCCGCGCTCATCGACAGACAGGGATAGCGTCCCGGCAGCGCTCCGTCCCAGAATAAAGTTGGGGTCATGGTTAAACAGCCCGCGAACATCATCATTCAGCACATCGTCAAATGCTCCGGGCTTGATGATTTCACGGAATCCCCACAAGGGTTCAGAACGGCTGTTGAACACCGAGCCATAGCCCAGAATGCGGGTAGGTTCATCGGTGCGTTGCTCGGCTCTGACCTCCCCGCTGTAACAGCGCGTTTCACGGTCATTCATTGGGCTTTTCCTCGTCGGTTTTAGGTGCCTTAAAATCGTCTGCGGGGTTCGCGGCGTTAACGCTCACCAGCATTTCATCCAGGCCATCTACCGGATTCATGTCTTCGAAGGCTCGCGCTTCATTGCGGCTCATCCAGCCATCAGTGATCGCAAAGTGGTAGAACTGAGCACGTTCCTGTGGGGTCCCGCGTAGCAGGCCTGTCAGGTTAAACCTGACGTAATACCCGGCGGCCAGTTCAGCACGGGTGAACAGGCGGCGATTGAGTTCCTGTTCCCAGTTCGTTACCCACGGCATGATCGTGTAGCGGACAAACTGAATGGCCTGTTGCGTAATATTTGAGAAAGTGGCTTTTTCGAGATCGTTAATCATGTGCGCCGGTACATTAAATATCCCGGCAATCATCGACCGATTCAGCTTCGACATATCAATGATCTGGGCATCAACCGGGGAAACGGTGAGCGCTTTGTAATCCAGCTCTGCCGGGAGAAGCATTGTTTTATTCTCCTGGCTGCGCAAAGCAGCTGTAGCTTTTTGCCACATGCTTTTTAAACGCCCCCAGCTTTCTTCATTCAGCTGGCTTTTCACCGAAATAATGCCAGCGGGTCGCGCATTACCGTTGAAGAATGAACTGGTATAAGCCTGCCCGCTCATCCCCATGCCTATCGTCTCGGCATGCTGCATGATTGGGCTAAGCCCCATTTTCTGGTTGTTACCCAGCGCCCGGATATGCACCATATCGTCGGGATTGACGGCAAACGCCCCCTCTTCGTTGTAAACGCCATAGGTATACCGACCACCCGTGTTAAGCAGTGTCGTTTCCCAGGGCATGCAGCATTCCAGCCCGGAAACTTCACCACGACGGGAACGCTTCACCCAGGTGTAACCATTCCCCCAGCCCAAAATATGACGCTGTTTTAACTCACGCCACTTATAGCTTGTCTGCCACATATTCGGCTCATCGTGAACCAGGTAAAACACAGGGTGATCGCGGGCAGCTTCAACCTTGTTATTAGTTTTCCGCATAACATGCAGTGGCATCTGAGCGATATTCGAAGAGATAACGTAAATACAGGCATACACCGCAGCCAGCTTCATCGCCGTTTGCGGGCTGACAAATACGTCTCGGGCAAACACGTTATCGGTTTCTGCCGATTCACTCGTGATCGGAGTAGCCGGGTTTTCCAGTGGTTCACTGCGAAAAAGAGCATCAAGCAGCATTATTCCCCCTCATTGCCGCTAACAGCGCATAAATGAGTAGCAGGGTTCCCGACATCATCAGAGACATCGCCAGCCCGAACTGGAGATAAACGCCTGCAGCAAGCGAACCGAACCCGGTAAGCCCGATAACATCAGTGATTAGAGTTTTCATAGAAGTAAAAGGTCTTCGTCAGGATCGATAGTGGACAGGAAGTCAACTTCACCACCACCGTTAACAAGCAGGCGACTCATCGCAATAAACATCGCGACAGGACCGTCAATTTTGTTTTCAGGCGTGGCCTTGTTGGGGAAAATATTCTCGTTTTTGTCTGGTTTGACGGTGACGTTTGACATCATCCATGTCATCACTGGATTGCCATCGTGATGAAAACGCCCGGCGTAAATTTTCGCCTCGACTTCCTTCATTGCTTCAGACAGGTTTTTAACCGTCTGAGGGACTTCAACAATTGGTACACCTGCAGCTGCTACCGACAAAGCAAACTGAGTGGCACTCCACGGGTCGTATGCAAACTCGTTCAGCGAGTCACCTCGCGCCCATTCGATCGTTTCCTCTTTAATTACTGCATGGTCAACGACATCGCCATCGGTAAACTCAAGGAATCCAGCGAGATTCCATTTTCTGTAAAGGTCCGCCTGCTGCTTGGAACAGGCTTCCAGCCGACCTTCAGGTATCCAGAATCTGGAGCGGACATAAACATCGCCATTTGGAGCAAGCCAGACTTTAACTGCAGCTGAAATATCAATTTTGTTGGAAAGGTCAACGCCGAGCCACATTGACCAGTTGGCCGAAGTGGAGTCGTCCCAGTCGTCACGGCATTTTTCCCAGCGCGCCATATCCATCCATGCTTTTTCACCTTGCACCCAGATATTGAGATGCTTGGTAAAAAAACCGACACGCGCCGCCACCTGCTCTTTCGCCTTTTTAGCCAGACGGCGCATATCGTCCCAACGCTTACATATCCCCAGGCCGGGATTTGCTTTCGGCCAGTTTGCCTCGTCGAAAGGATCGTCCCCCTCATCCAGGGTATAAATCAGCGCAAAATAGCTGTCATCCTTAATTGAAAGCGGGTCAGGGTTATCAAAGTTCTTCAGAACCTTGATTGCATAATCACGTTGCTCGTAGCAGATACCTTCCTTATTAAAACCCGCAGTGGTGATTGCAAAAATAAGGGACTGCAGGCGCGCACCGGTCGCTGTTTCCAGAACTTCCCAGACGTCACGGGTTTTATGTGCGTGCAGCTCATCAACGATCCCGCAGTGAATATTAAGGCCGTCGAGGTTATTCGCATCACTGGCTACAGGTTCGAATTTTGAGCCCGTCCGCTCCAGATCGGAAGAGCGTCGTGTAGGGAAAGAGTGTAGATCTCGGTGGTCGCCGTAT